CAGACTTCAAAGATGGAAAGCGAGAGATGATCGCGCTCAAGAAATTATTGATTTTCTTAATGATAAAGTTGGTATTTGGACAAACGCAAACGATGAAGCGAAAGGCTTTTTAGAAAGTATGTCAAAAGCTATTTTTGTCTGGGGTCACTTAACTGACGGCCAGCGAAATGCAATGGTAAAAATTCTTGACAAAGAAAAAGCTCGCAAGGCTGAGTGGGCCGCGCGCGACGCTAAGTGTCAGTGGGTTGGCACTGTAGGTGAGCGTCAGGCTTTTGAGGTTACAGTAAAGCACGTCGTAGAGCTTGAGGGCATTTATGGTATCTCATACCTTCACATCTGTCGTGACGCTGATGACAACGTAATCATCTACAAAGGCACACAACACTGGGATAAAGGCGCTCAAGTGACTTTCATGGCTAAAGTAAAAGATCATGGCGTTCGTGATAGTGTGAAGCAAACTATCATTCAGCGCCCCACAAAAGTAAAAATAAATGGAGAGAATTACTAATGTTAAGAGCAGGGGCTTAACAACCCCCTTGCACTTTTCTCACAATCTGTTAACGATGCGTTAAAGGAGATATAAATGGATACGCAAAAACAGGAACGAAAGATCGGTCAGGTCGGTCCTCGAATGGAGGAGGAGCTTATCGAGCTTGCTAAGAACAAGGCTAATCGTCTGGGGATTTCTCTTAATACATACTTTCGGTCGTTGGTTCTCAAGGATCTGAAAAAAGATAAAGTGAAGTTTAAACATGATTATTGGCATTGATTGCGGCTACCGCATCGGCGGCGTAGGTTTTGTGAGCGACAACTGGTCAGATGTTGAGGACTTACCAGTGTTTACTGAAGGCGGCGTTGATGTTGGTTTGTTTATGGGGCTTATCAAAAGCGTTGGGCCTGTAAAACACATTTACATCGAGAAACAGCAACCCATGCCGAAACAAGGTGTCAGCTCGACTTTTAAACTAGGTTACGCTTTTGGACAAATTGTTGCGACTTGCAATTTATCTAACTTTCCACATACGATAGTCGCGCCCTCAGCTTGGAAAAAAGCTTTAGCACTACCAAAAGATAAAGACGCAGCAAGACGTCTTGCGCAGCAATGGTATCCAGATTTGACGCCAAAATTACAAAGAAAAAAAGACGAACATCGGGCAGAAAGTATATTGATAGCACACTATGGAAGGACAAGGACTTGGCCAAAATAAAAAGCATTTCAAATGCGGAGTACCACAGTAGTTCCGCATTGAGCGCTTCTGGCGGTAAAATTATAGCTTACGAAAGCTTAGCAGATTTCAAGCATGGCGAGAGAGAAACGACGAGAGCTATGCTTCAGGGTACAGCAACGCATACTTTCGTGTTCGAGCCTGATAAAGCTGATACCGTGCTGCACACCGATGCACGCGCAAACTCAAACGCATACAAGGAGCTATTAGCTGAGGCCGAGGCTGCGGGTGGTATTGTATTATCGACAAAAGAGTACGACGTAGCACGTCGATCAGCCGAAGCGGTTCGAGCTAATCCTGACGCGGCTGAGCTGTTGAGCGGAGATCTTTTAGTCGAGCAAAGTATTTTTGCACATGACGCCATTTACAATGTAGACGTGCGTATCCGTCCAGACGGATGGCGCAAGGACATAGCAACACTCCTTGACCTCAAGACGACGGTAGATCCGTCTCCAGAAGGTTTCGCAAAATCTACAGCAAATTTTGCTTATCATTTCCAAGACCAGTTTTATCGACGGGTAATGATGATAGCAGAAAAAGAAGTAGATAGATTTGTATTTATCTGCGTAGGAAAGAAGGCTCCGTTTAAAGTTGGGGTCTATGAACTTAGCAGCCAATCGCTTCGAGAGGGCGCTGCGGCTGTCGAGTATGCTTTGGAGAAGTATTCTGAAGCATTAAAAACTGACGTCTGGGATTATGATTTTGGCAAAACGCAAACTGTCGAGATACCCCGTTGGGCGTTTAAATTTACACAAGGCGAATAAGACAAGGAGTCAATTATGCCAATAACATTTAGTGAAGAAACAAATGATGCAAATCAATACATCAGGGTTCATACACCGCAAAACAGGTGGAGAATTGTCAACTACGAAAAGGAAGAGATCGAGTTTGACGTGTCGAAGGGAATAGCTATCGACATTAAAAATGTTAAATTTGGATGGCTTGCAATCGATAAGGGGTTTCGCGATTGGCAACCGTGGCCATCACCATCTCAGAAAACGACCAAGCCGGAAGGATCGGTCGAATATAAAAATGGCTTCGAGGTGGAGGTTTATGTTCCAAAACATGGACACGCAATCTTTTCTAGCAACACTATGGCTGTAGGAAATTTTATAGCAGCCGTCTACAATAAGGTCGAAAACGAAAAGGAATTTTCCTCTGATAAAGTTCCTGTCGTCAAAGTTACTGGTTCCTCTCCTATTACTACAGCGACCGGCAACACGACCTACGATATTGGGTTTGTCGTAGATAAATGGATCGATATGCCCAGTAAGGGAGAGTCCGAATCTCAACCCCCTGTCTCCCAAGAGGATAAGAAGGAAGTTGTTGAGCCTTCTGATCCTGACAGCGAAGAGGACTACTTCTAAAAACTTGGCGTCCCGTTTTCATAAGCTTTCGCGGGGCGCCATTTCATTTCAAAAGGGGTTTATAAATGAGCGAAGCATATTTCAACAAAGTGAGGGAGAGCGCCGTCAGCGACGTTATCGCAGCCTTCAAGGGTGGCCGTAACGAAACGCTCAACAAGGCAGCTTACACGTTAGGGAGACACGCGCACTTGGGCGCAAACATTATCGACCTAGCCATCACAGATTTACATACCGCAGCCAAAAGTATCGGCTTAAACGAGATTGAGATCAAAGCGACAATCGGATCAGGTTTTAAACGTGGCGGCGAAAATCCAAAGATATTAGAAAACAGCAATACCGTTCCATATACACCGAGCGAGTTCGATAGGCTTGTGGGTCGGTTGGCGCAAAAAGAAATGTTAGTTCGTGACGAGGAAACGCGGCAAGACAAAATAAAAAAGGCTAGGGAAGTCTGGGAAAGAGCCGTACCGATTAGCCGAGAAAATAAAGACGCAATCAGACCAGCGCTACTATATCTAAACTCTCGATCGCTCAGAGCGTCTACAGCCACGAATATAGCGAGGTTTAGTCCAAACGTATATGATGGACCCGCAATCATCTTTCCCGCTCTGAACGAGCTTGGAGAGGTGCAGGGCGTGCAATCCGTATTGCTAACGATGGATGGCAAGAAGCGCGAGCATAATGGCATCAATAAATATAGCCGAGGTGTTATAGCGGGTAACGTTATGCGGATCGGCGACGAACATGATGGAGCGGCTATCATTATGGTCGAAGGACCGGAAGACGCTCTATCGATACATCAGGTTACCAAAGAACACGTCGAGGCTGCTATCGTGTGTACATTTGGTAAGGCGGGGATGCAGACGTACAACGTCCCACGCGCCTCAGACGTGACCATATGTGCAGATCCCGACCTTGACGTCGAGAAATGTGCAGAGGTTCTCAGGGGCGACGGTAGCACGTCTGTGTCGGTAGTCAGATTTGACAGCTTGGGCGTCGAGAACGTCAAAGATGCAAACGACTACTTAAAGGAAGCCGGCGAGGAGAAGTTGAGGCAAGCCCTCGCCGGCGCCAAAAGCGTAGAACAGGTAAAGCAAGAAGCTATCGAGTCGGAGCGTCAGTGGCCGACGCCGTTCGATCCAGTAGATCCGGCGAGCATACCTAAGCGACGTTGGATCTATGCTCGACACTATATAAGATCAAATGTCAGCGTACTAGCGTCAGCCGGTGGCGTCGGTAAAACATCGATGCAAACGGTAGAGGCGCTCGCCATTGTGACAGGTAAACCGCTACTCGAAGAGCGCGTCATAGAGCCTTGCAATGTCTGGCTGATCAACCTCGAAGATCCTATGGAAGAGATGCAAAGACGGCTCGCTGCGGCGATGATCCATTACGAGATCAAAGCTGACGAGGTTCGAGGTAAGCTATTTTTAGATGCTGGTCGAGACTTACAGATTATTTTTGCTAAGCAATCGAGAGACGGGCTAGACGTTGACGAAGAGTTGAGAGACTACATGGCCAATAAAATAAAAGATAATAATATTGGTCTGGTCATTGTAGACCCGTGGGTTGGCGCCAATCACATCAACGAAAATGATAACATGGCAATGAACGCGGCGGTGGCAAGCGTCAGAAAGATAGCTGACGAAACAGATTGCGCGTTCGTCTTAACGCATCATATCCGCAAGGGTAACGGCGACGACGCGACCGTTGATAGCATTAGGGGCGCAGGGTCGTTGATCGGTGCAGCTCGTGCGGCGAGGGTGATTAACAAGGTAACTCAGGAAGACGCATTGAAACTGGGCGTTAGCGAGAGCGAGGCGTTGGGCATATTCAGGATAGACGACGGCAAAGCTAACCTAGCTCCTCCCGCAGAAAAGGCTCTATACAGGCGCATGGTGGGCGTGCAGCTACCAAACGAGGAATATGTTGGTGTAGCTGTACCGTTTAAAATGCCCGACCTGTTCGACGGCGTGACAACAAAAGACGCTCGCAAGGTTCAACAATTGGCAGCCGCAGCCGAGAAAAACGAAGATCCGTATCGCCAATCGATGCAAGCTAAAAACTGGATCGGCGTGGCCGTAGCTGAGACGCTCGATCTGGATCTCGAAAAGCGTCACGAAAAAGCTAAAGCAAAAGCTATTGTCAAGCAGTGGATTGAGACAGACGTGCTAAGGATCGATCAATACATGAGCAAGCGACATGGTCGAGAAGTGCCTGTCGTTATCGCCGGTACAATCATAACAAGAGAGGAAGCGGGGATATGAGTAAACACAGTCTAAAGTCTAAGCGCAGACATCCAGACGCTCCACGAGAGCGCATTACAGTGGGTCACATAACTTTCGAGATGTGTCCGGTAAACGCAACGTTTGCGCTCATAGCTGGTGATGCTGTACAATCAAAAGATAGGCGACCGTTGTTCTCAGGCTTTATAGAGCCAGAAATGGAAGCAGAATTACGACGGGTAGCCTTCAGATTTAAAGCAATACTTGAGGCTAAAAATGCAGGAAAATGAGCAAAGTATTATCGGACAAATCGTTTATGATAAAGAGGCCGGCTTTGTTATCGAATGGAACGGAGATGAAATAAAGCTAGACGATCCAGAAAAATGGGAGGAAATTGCCTACGCTCTGGACGTCTGTCAGTCTGTCATGGAAGAGCTGGTTATCTTTCATAATATGTTAAAAGCAATGATGGAAAGAGATCATAATGAAAAATTACATTAGCTTCCACACTTACCACACTTTAGGTGTGGAAAGGTGTGTAAAGTGTGGAGAATATGCGAAAAAACCTTCCACCACACCACTACGCCTATATAAGGCGTGGTGTGGGGGTGGTTCGCATCGTGGTTAATTTAAAGTGTGGAGAAAGATATGAAAAAAAGAATAACAACAGATCGTGCAAAACGTCAGGGCAAAGATGTCCTTGGTAGAGTAGAGAACGAAAGCGATACAATAAGTGCAGCAGTCTGGGGACAGCTTGCTCCTCTCGATAAGATAGCAAAAGAGAAAGTCGAAAAGTGGGGCGATAGATTGCCTTCACTGGTAAGTCCAGAAACAGCCGGTAAGTTCGAGGCTGCTTACGATGCTCTCGGTAACGCCGTAAAAGATAACGACGTTATGAGAACGCATAAGTTAGCCGGTCAACTTATGAAGGGTTGGAAAGTACTGGAAGACGAAGCAATAGCTAACGGTCACGAGCCTCTACATGGAGACGCCTACTGCGTCGAGATGGAAGAAGGTGACATCGTTTGCTTCGCTCTTAATGAAGTCAGAAAAATACGAGAGCAAAATCCAACGTGGACAGTATACAGTTTCGAAGACGCTGCGAGAGTTCTTCGAGAAGACTTTTCGTCAAGGTTCCTCGATAATGCTTTCAATAGTTTTCCAAATGCAAAAGTAACAGAAGTAATTAGAAATGGTGAGCCTGTTAACTGGGTTTTAGGAGGAGATGAAATACCGTGGTAAAAATGAATAGAGATGAGATCCTAAAGGAAGCAATGCGGATTATTAACACTGATCGCAATGCTGATTATGGAGACGCTAAAGAGAACTTCGACAATACAGCTCAATTCTGGTCGGCTTACACTGGCCACGAATACAATGCGGTCGATGTTGCAGTAATGATGATGCTTGTCAAAATATCAAGAATAAGAGTATCACCAGATAAAGCAGATCATTTTGTAGATCTTTGTGGATATGCAAGCTTATGTGGAGAGATTAGTTCTAATGGTGGGTGAAGTAGGTAAAGCTAAAATAGCTGCAATCGAAGAAATGGGAGAGGATAAGATCCTTGAACGTATATCAACTGGAACATCTGTCAGAACTTTAATGAAAGAGTTCAATGTCGGTTACAAGTTGTTTGGTATTTGGCTTGATAGCGCTGAAGGTAGGAGAGGTCGTTACGAAGCAGCGCAACACGAAGCCGGACATTTTTACGCTGAGCGTGCCGTTGATACGGCGCAAAAAGCAACGCCTGAAGATGCTAACGCTTCACGTCTCAAAGTCGATACCGATAAGTGGATGGCGTCAAAGATGAACGCAAAATATGACACGAGACAAAGAGACGTTGCAATTAATATCAGTGTTAACGATTTGCACGCTCAAGCAGCGCAGTTACTTGACAGCGTGATCGAAGGTGAGGCTGAAGAAGTTGAACGTTGATTTCGCACACTCAATCACAGTCGCGTGCGTGCGCGTGCGCGTGCCGCAAGACACCGATTCTGTCAAGTTTTTGTGTCGTTTTTGTGCATTTCGACAGAGCGTTTTAGCTAAGTCATTGATAACATTGAATAAAAGATTTAACATAATACAGATTATGCGAATCCGAGTGTTATTTTTGTTTTTTGACCCCCCCCTTTTTCTAGCAAGTCGGTGCAAAAGCCAATGACCTCAAAACACACACGCGCCCCCCAATGGAGAAAAACATGAACGCCCCAATAGACAATCCGTTTTTAAAATTGATGAAACGATACCGCTCCGATCCTGTTTTATTTTCCAGAGAGGTGATCGGAATTAGCCCTGACGATTGGCAGTGTGAGCTTCTTCGAGCGGTAGCAGATCCAGAGATCAGACGTGTCAGTTGTAGGTCGGGCCACGGGGTAGGAAAAAGTACGGCTGTAGCTCTTGCAGCCGTGTGGCACGTTTTGATGCGTGTGCCTTCGAAGACGGTTGTGACGGCCCCCACGTCGGCTCAGCTTTTTGACGCTTGTTTTGCTGAAATGAAAAATGTTGCTAAGCGGCTGAAAGCCCCTTTTGACGATTTACTGGAGATTAAGAGCGACCGCATTGAGTTAAAAAGTCAGCCGGAGACGACGTTTATTTCCTGTAGAACCTCAAGACAGGAGCAGCCGGAAGCGCTTGCCGGTGTTCACTCAGAAAACGTGCTTTTGCTTGCTGACGAGGCAAGCGGGATCTCACCTAACGTCTTCGAGGCGGCAAGTGGATCGATGTCGGGACACAATGCGACGACTGTTTTGACGGGCAACCCAACGCGTAATACTGGCTTTTTCTTTGATACGCATAATCGTCTGCGCGATGATTGGTATACGATGCATGTGAGCTGCGTTGATAGCCCTCGCGTTGCTGAAGATTTTGTCGAGGACATGAAGAAGCGATATTCCGAGGATAGCCCTGCTTATCATGTTCGCGTGCTTGGAAATTTTCCTCCGTCCGAGGAGGACACTGTTATTCCTGTCGCGTTGATTGAGAGCGCCATGAATAACGACATTAAGGTTCACGAGGACACGCCGGCCATATGGGGGCTTGATGTGGCCCGACAGGGATCTGATAGCTCGGTTTTAGCGAAGCGACAGGGTCCGATAATACATCCGCTTACTGTTTGGCGTAACCTCGATTTGATGCAGCTCACTGGCGCTGTAAAGGCTGAATATGATGCTATCGATAATCCGGCCAAGCGGCCTGTCGAGATAATCGTTGATTCAAATGGTTTTGGCGCCGGTGTGTTGGATCGATTGCGCGAGCTAGATTTACCGGCCAGAGGTTTAAATGTGTCTGAGCGTGCGCTCCAAAAGGAGACGTATTTGAATTTGAGGGCTGAGCTATGGTTTAAGGTAAAGTCGTGGTTAGAGGGTATGGACGTTAAGCTGCCTCGCGACGATGCGTTGTGGGCTGAGCTTGCGGCGCCACGTTATCATTTTACAAGCTCAGGAAAGATGCAAGTCGAGAGCAAGGAGGCAATGAAAAAGAGAGGCGTTGCCTCTCCTGACAGGGCTGATGCTGTCGCGTTGTGTTTGGCTAACGCTCACACGACAATGGCGTATGGATCGAGCGCCACAAGTTCTTGGAGTAAGCCCTTGCGACGCGAGATCCGAGGTATTGTTTAGGCTTCTGCTTCTCTCTCCTTCTCCTTTTGTTCGAAATACTTTTTTAGGCTAATTTTTTGTAGAGGAGCTTGACGCTCCTCCGTTTCTTCTTTTGACATTACTCCTCCTTATTCTTTTCTATCGTGAATAGGTAAAATACCGTGGCTCATTCCTTCAGCCTTAAACCGACTATCAGAAGTCCCGCCATAGTTGCCGCCAGCCATATACCAACCCTCACATCGAAGCCACTCACCCTTCTCTTCATTCCATTCGGCCGGAACTAATTTTGGGTATGGTCTGCCTGATGGCATATCATCTACAAGCAAAACCGCCGGACTTTTTTCATCTGGCTCAAACGGACCATCTAAATTTACCACAGTTAAATCATCGTGGTATTTTGAAATACCGTCATTTGAGCAATCCATTTTACCCCATCTATAAACACTTATATGTAAACCCATTTTTACTTCTCCATTTGATTCGTTATACAATTATAATACGTTAACAATCTGTTAACGTCAAGCGGAAAAGGAGCCTAAGCTCCTTCCTTTTTTATATGAGCGTAAAGCTCAGCTTGTTTTTTGGCGAAGTATTTACCACCCGCCACGATGTCTGGGTCGTCGTCCCAGTGTCCCTCGCGGTAATCGATGTCAGCGCGATTGTCTAAATCGCCCGCGAAGAGTTTAAGCACGTCGATGTCAACCAACGTGTTCTTTTTAATTTTGCCGTCCAACCAAGCTTGCAGAAAATCGCGGTAGTCGTGCATTAACTGAAGTGGCTCGATATTATCGGCGCACTCCCAAAAGTGTTCCACTTCTGTGCCAGTGTAATATTTATGGCCAGTTAGACTGATGCCAAAAGTGATTGGGTTGGTGGTGCGTGGTGTGTAAGCCATGTGAGGCTCCTTTCTGGGGGGACTAAGCCCCCCTGTTGATTAAACTGCTTCCAATCCGGCGTAGAACATTTTTTTTGCGTCGCCGTCGTTAAGAAAATTTTCTTCGGTAGCAAAGTCCATGTCAGATGAAAAATACGCTGCGGGGCTTAGACCATATTTTTTGATCATATCAGTCACGTCCTCTACGCTGTCGGCTCTTCTTGCGATTTGACCTTCAGAAGTATTGATTGTGAAAAGAAGTCCCGCGTCGTCTGCGTTTACAAATTTAATTCCAAAATCTTCCATTTTCTTCTCCGTTTCATTTTCTATACACTAACAATACTCTAACATAATGTTAACGTCAACAACAAAAAAATCTAAGCAAATCAATGACTTACGAGGTTAAGATTTTTTAAAAAGTTAAAAATAAGAATTAATTTATACAAATTGAAAAATTGATTCTTTCCTGTCAGACTGAGCTTAGCGGTTTTTCCTTCCTTTTGCCGCTAGAGCATCGATAACATTGGTCGCTCCCCCACGCGTATCCTCTCTCTTACGCGTGGGGTTTATTTTACTAGAAAATCCTGTATTATGTAGCAAACATTTATGGAGGTTTTGCTATGCCTATGGTCGGCGGGAAAAAATACGCGTACAACACTAAGGGAATGAAAGCTGCAAAGAAGGCAGCCAAGAAGTCAGGCAAAAAAATCAGTTATAAGAAAAAGGCTAAAAAGTAATGGCCGTAAAAGGAACTAGAAAAAAGTCTTCGAGTCCGAAACCTAAAAATCCTAAGCTTTACGCAAGGGTAAAGAGTGAGGCTAAGAAAAAATTTAAAGTTTATCCGTCTGCATATGCCAACGCTTGGCTCGTGAGAACGTACAAAAAGCGTGGCGGGACTTATGCCTAGAAAACCTTCAGGCGGTTTAACAAAGTGGTTTAAGCAAGATTGGCGAGACGTCAAAACTGGTAAGAAGTGCGGTCGAACTAAATCGAAGAAAGACAAAGGTAGACCATATCCCGCCTGTCGTCCCGCAAGTCAGGCAAAATCAGCCGCAGCTAAAAAGGCTGCAAAACGTAAAACTGGGCCGAAGCGCATAAGTTGGAAGCCAAAGAAGAGGTCGAGCAAATGATATTAGGTTTATTAGGAGGTGCAGCCAAGGGGATCGGTAGAGATCTTGGTATGGGTTTTGGGCTTACCGAAAGAGATCAAGACTATTTTGATAGAACGAGAGAAACTCTACGTCGTCAATACGGCGACGATAGAGCGGCTTTATATGAACGACAAACCGCCGCCCAGAGAGCTGCGGCTCCGCGAGGTAGAGTTGAAAACCCAAGAAGATCCGAAAAAGGAATACTGTCAACAATTATTGGCGACCTAAAGCTGGGACTTCCAAATCGAAACAGATCAACGCGAGCGACAAGTAGAGGCTCCGGCTCTGAAATGTCATCATCTCTTAGGCCTATGACGCGCCCAATGATGTCGAGCGGTTACGACGACGCTCCATTGCAAATGATGCAGCGCAATATGATGCTCGGACCATTTGCTTCAGACCCAAGACTTAATATGGCGCCATTTTCAAACAACGTAAGAGGACCAGATCGGGGTATTATTGGCGTTCCAGATCCAGAGCCGGTTACATCTGGTTTAATTGTTCCAACTTTTGAACAATTTTTAGAAGAACTTGGTATCGATGATACTGAAAAAAATAGAGATGCCTTTTTTGATACTTATATTCAGATGTTTCCTCCTTTAGATGCTGAGGGAAGACGTAGACGTGTTAGGCGATAGTTAATGCCAACTAAAAAGCGCAAAAAGGCCCCAAGTCTATCCGTTGGCCGAGGTGAAAAGCTTTCGGTCAAGCGTGGCGGTGGGTTAACTGCAAAAGGTAGGCGTAAATATAATCGTGCAACAGGATCAAATCTTAAGGCTCCGGCGCCTAACCCTAAGACTAAAAAAGACAAAGCTCGAAAGAAATCTTTTTGCGCTCGCAGCCGTGGTTGGACGGGCGAAAGAGGTAAAGCTGCTAGAAGAAGGTGGAAATGCTAGATGAAAAACGAAATAAACGAATTAGCGAATAGCTTGGAAGCAGAAATAGATCCTAACGTGATGAGCGAGGAAGAACTTCAAGGCATTGTGGGTAAAGAGATCGAAGACGCGATTGATTATGCTGATAACACTGTTTCACCTATTAGGGCGTCAGCAACCGAGTATTATCGAGGTGAGCCATTTGGCAACGAAGAAGACGGGCGAAGCCAAGTCGTAAGTATGGACGTTCGAGATACCGTTCAAGCGATTATGCCGTCTTTGATGCGTATTTTTAACTCTACAGAAAATACGGTGGAATACGCGCCACACGGACCGGAAGACGTGGACAACGCAAAGCAAGCTACCGAGTTTGCTAATTTTATTATAAACAGAGACAACAACGGTTTTCTTGAGATGCACGCCGCTTTCAAAGACGCGTTAATTCGCAAAGTTGGCGTGCTAAAATGCTATTGGGATGACCAGACGCGTTACGAAACATTAGACTTTACAGGGCTAGACGATAACGCCCTGTCGGCGCTTATGGCAGATCCAGACGCAGAGATTGATATTTTATCGTCTGAGGCTATGGGAGAACCAGAAATGGACCCTATGACCGGCGAGATGATGGAGCCGCCAATGATGCACGCGGTTCGAGTTACTTATACGCACCCAGACGGACGCGTAAAATTAGAGGCCGTGCCTCCAGAAGAATTTATCATTTCGCGTGAAGCTAAATCTATCGAAACGGCTGATTATTGCGCCCACCGGCGTATTCTTACCGTGTCCGAGCTTGTGGCTATGGGCTACGACTTCGATGTCGTGTCAAAAATGTCTTCAGCTCATGAAGATATGCTAACCAATGTTGAGCGACACACGCGTAACCCGCATCTTCAAAACGAAATGAACGAGCGCGACGACCCTGCTATGAAAAAGGTTATGTATATAGAAAATTACATCAAGGTTGATTACGACGGAGATGGCATAGCTGAACTTAGAAAAATATGTACTGGAGGCGACGGCAACGAGATTTTAATGAACGAGCCTTGCCACATGGCGCCATTTGCATCGTTTTGTCCAGATCCAGAAGCACACGATTTTTACGGTATGAGCGTCGCTGACACGGTTGCTGACATACAGCGTATCAAGTCTAGCATTATGAGAAATACTCTCGATAGCTTAGCAATGTCTATTCATCCAAGAATAGCTATCACGGAGGGTATGGTTAATTTAGATGATGCTATGTCAACTGAAGTGGGATCTGTAATTCGTCAGAGAGGAAATAACTCAATTCAACAGCTTGTTTTGCCGTTTGTTGGTAAAGAAGCTTTTCCAGTATTGCAGTATATGGATCAGCTAAAAGAAGCTCGTACAGGCATTTCAAAGGCTTCTGCGGGATTAGACGCTCAGGCGTTGCAGTCTACAACTGCCTCAGCCGTTGCCGCTACTGTGAGCGCCGCTCAGCAACACATAGAACTTATTGCGCGCATATTTGCCGAGACAGGCATGAAGCGTCTATATAAAATTGTTTTACATCTAATTACCACGCACCAAGACCGGCCTCGTATGGTCAGATTAACAAATGATTTTGTCGAAATAGATCCTCGCGTATGGAACGCAAACATGGATGTATCTATAAAAGTCGCTCTTGGGCGTGGTACGGATACTGAGCGTATGATGATGCTTAGGCAGATTGGTGAAATGCAGAAAGACGCTATGCAAACTATGGGAGCGATTAACCCGCTCACAGACATGAGCAAGCTTGCAAATACTCTTAAATCTATGACAGAGCTTGCCGGATTTAAGGATACATCTCAATTTTGGAGTGATCCGGCACAGTTTAACCCACCGCCTAAAGAGGATAAGCCAGACATTAACGAACAGCTTATCGCGGTTCAAATCCAACAGATACAAGCCGATATTCAGAAGAAAGCCGCAGAGCTTGAGCTAGAGCGTGAAAAAATGATTATGGACGATGATCGTAAGCGTGATGAGCTTGATGCTGATTTATTTGTGAAGGCCGAGGAAATGAAAGCCAAATATGGAACGCAGCTAAACGTAGAAAAAATCAGAGCTGATCTAGCTATAAACAGAGAAGTTCTAAAAGGTCAGGTTGACGTAATAAATGAGGGATAGATGGCTAAATCAAAACAGGAGATCATCGACGATGGCAATCAGGCAGAGAGGTTATTAAGAGATACAGATCTAATAAGATTTTTAGATGAAATGAGAGCGAATTGTTGGGTTGAGTTCGAAGCAACTGAGCTTAATGATAAGGAAGGGCGCGAAGCTATTTATCTTAAACTAAGAGGCGTCGAATATGTTCGACAAAGTTTGAAAGTAATGGTTGATAATGCGTCTATTGAAAAAAAAGTAAAATAGATACATAATAGGAGTTAAAAGATGTCAGAACCCAACAACCCAAAAGGGATTGATCTAGGCACTGCACAAAATGCCATAATGGACATGATTGCACCTAAACAGGATACTGCAAGTGAGCCAGAGGCGCTTGAGGCTGAAGCTGAAGAGGTAATCGAAGCAGAGGCCGAAATGCCCGAAGAGGAAGCAACTAATGAAGAAGCGGAAACAGAAGGCGAACTCGAAGCTACGGAAGAAGCTGAAGAGCTTGAAGAAGAATCTTTTGACATACTTGCGCAGACTGTGGAAGTAGAAGGCGAAGAGATTACAGTCGAAGAGCTAAAACGCGGAAATCTAAGGCAGAGAGATTATACTCGCAAGACTCAAGAACTGGCCGAGATGCGAAAAGACATTGAGGCGCAATTTGATTCTGTTACGCGAGAGCGGCAACAATATGCTCAACTTCTACCCGCTTTACAGGAGAGGATTGAGTCACAAGTGGTTGAAGAGCCTGATTGGGATACTCTGTATGAAGCAGATCCTAACATGGCCAGAAAAGCCGAGCGGCAATTCCGAAAGCAAAGGGAAGAGCGCGAAAATTCGTTACAGGCAATCCGTCAGGAGAAAGAGCGTGTACAGGCTTTAGAAGCAGAAAACCAAGAGCGAATGAAAGCTGAGTTTACTGCTAGGCAACGCGAAATGCTCCCAGAGATTATTCCAGAGTGGCGAGACACGAAAGTCGCCCAGAAGGAAGCAGCGGATCTGAGAAGCTTTTTACTGAAAGAAGGTTTTCTCGAAGCTGATATTAATGAGTTGAGACACGCCGGCTTAGTTAAACTAGCTCGTATGGCTATGTTATTTGATCAGGGTCAGTCTAAGGCTGTAAAAGCGAAAGCGAAGCCTAAGTCAAAAGCCAAGACCATGAAGACAGGCACACGAGGAACACAACCGCGACCCAAAGCTGCGAATGAACAAGCGTTACTACGCGCACGACAAACTGGCCGCGTCAAAGATGCTGCGGCTGCAATCAATACATTAATAGGAGGCTAATATGGCCATTGTAGCAAATACATTTACAAGTTTCGACGCGAAGGGTATTCGTGAAGAATTATCCGACGTGATAAATTCCATTTCCCCAGAAACAGTTCCTTTTCAAAGTAATGTTGGATCACAAAATGTGTCCAATACTTATTTTGAGTGGCAAACAGATTCTTTGAACGCTGTAGACAAAACAGCTAGAATTGATGGGGACGATGTTTCTTCATTTGATTCAACTTCTGCAACAACTCGCGTTGGAAATTATACACAGATCCTACGCAGAACTGTAATCGTTGCCGACAACCTTGAGTCTCAAGATCTTGCCGGAAGAAATTCTGAAATGGCCATGCAAATGGCAAAACGAGGCAAGGAGCTTAAAAGAGACCTAGAGGCGGTTTTAACGGACAATAACGCTCAGGTGGCTGGAAACACAACTACAGCCCGTGAGACCGGTGGTTTAGGTGCATGGATTGCAACTAACGACGTTATGGGTTCAGGCGGCGCAAGTCCAACAGGTGACGGGACAGATGCTCGTACCGACGGAACCCAAGCCGCGTTTACAGAAACCAAATTAAAATCGGCAATGCAGCTTGCGTTTACAAACGGCGGCACACCATCAATCCTAATGGTTGGTCCTTTTAATAAAACTGTTGTTTCAGGATTTGCGGGTATTGCGGCTCAGCGTTATATGGCGCCGACAGATGCTCCGACCACAATTATAGGAGCGGCTGACGTCTATCTATCTGATTTTGGGACATTATCTGTGACTGTTAACTTATTTCAAAGGGAAAGAGACGGATTCTTGCTCGACCCAGAATACGCTTCAGTATCTTATCTACGCCCAATTCAAAACGTAGAGCTTGCAAAAACTGGTGACGCTTCCAAGTCAATGTTGCTAGTTGAAGCCGGTTTAGAAGTAGGTAACGAAAAAGCTCACGCGGGTATTTTCGATCTAACTACATCATAATAAAGTTGGGGCGGCTTCGGTCGCCCCTCTTAATTGGAGATAAAAATGCAAAAAAAACTTTTTGACAGAGATCCCCAGCTTGGAATTACCAAGTATTGGCACGTCAAAGATAACGGAGAGTATGTCGTCGAAACTGTACAAGATGTGACAGGAATAGCAGAATATAATAAAAGATCTTACAACAACACAGATAAAAAATGGAACGATCTAAATAAAGTAGCTTCGATTCCTCTTTCTGTGTACTATGACCTAAAGCGCAAGGGAATTGCAGACGACCCTGTAGCTTTAAAGAAATGGATGAACGATTCTGACAATCAAGTATTTAGAACAAGGCAGGGCAGACTGTGAGCATTTCAAATTTTACTGAGTTAAAAAGTTCAATAGCTGATTTTTTAAATCGTGACGATTTAACATCAGCCATTCCTAGCTTTATAACTTTAGCAGAAGCAGATTTAAATAGGCAACTTCGTCACTAGAGAATGGAAAAAAGAGCAACAGCCAATTTGGATACAAAATATACAGCTTTTCCAAGTGATTTTTTAGAGCCAATTAGACTTATGTTAACAGGCACTAGTGAAACAAGATTAGAATTAATTACTCTAAGTGAGCTGATGGATAAACGCGCTGTCAGCAATACTGCGGCAACTCCAAAATTTTATGCGATGGTCGATGGATCTTTTGAAGTGTATCCAACGCCTGATCAAACATACACTTTAGAAATGTTATATTACGAAAGAATTGATACTCTTAGTAGTAGCAATCCAACTAATTGGATTATAACTTATCATCCCGATGCTTACTTATATGCTTCTTTATCTCATAGCGCTCCTTATCTTGCTGAAGATCAAAGAACCCCAGTATGGGTTGAGTTGTACAAAAACGCTGTTAGTGGTATAAATATGGAAGATCAAAAAACAAAATCTGGTGGCTCTGGCCACCGAATGAGAATTAGGAGTTTTGGATAATGGCAAGTATAGCAGACAGAGTGCTTGATAACGGTTTGACGGTACTCGACACAGAGGCCAACAGATTTGACATTACAAGCCAAGAAGCAACCACATTTGCTGAGGCTACAAGCACATATACTTTAGGTAACACAACCAGTATTAGTATAGGTTCACCAGCCGACAGAACAGGTGGTGGACGTAAAGTCACGCTTGCGGCAATCAGTGATGCTTCTGTGAC